AATTTATACGTTGGAAACAATGGTAATGTTTGGAGAAATTCAATGTTTAAAAATTGGAACGGAAAAGGCTTAAAAGTTGATTGTGTTAATTTCGATCAAGTAACCGAAGATGGTTTTTGCGTAAAAATGGATATTGAAGGAGCAGAAATGCCAATATTGGAAAATACGAATAGAAAATTCAAAAAATTAGTATTCGAATGGAGTTTTGACATTGACCCCTCACTTCCTCGTTTTTGGAATATCATTGATAAATTAAATAAAAATTACAAATTAGCATCGATAGGGAACACTGCTAAATATGAAAGCCGCGATTACGATGTTTGGCAGAAGTCATGGTTCCCTGCTTGCACAAATGTATTCTGTTATGAAAAGGGTTGATTTAATTGAAATAAAACACGGACGAAAAATTGGAGAATTGTGTGAATACATAGAGCCGAACATAACGGAAGATTGTATTTTTTATGCTGATGGTGAGCCAATAGGTTTTTATCTAACAAAGATGCCTGAAAAGATGTGTAAGTTAGCTGATTTAGCAAATGCAGAATTTCAAAGTAAAAATGTTCCTAAAAGTAAAATGACAAGAAGAACTGGCGACGGAATAGACGAAAAAACAGGAAAGTTTAAATATAAAAATGAAGTCGAACAATTAAGTACAATAATAGGTGCTTGCCCTCCAAAACCCCATATGAAAAGACCATATGCAAATGTATCAAGTGTTCATTCAGTTAAAACAGCTCAAACATTTATCAAAGCTATGTTATTACTTGCTAAAGAAAGCGAACAATTAATAAAAGAAATACTACCAAATCAATACGAAAAGCAAATTGAATTATTTAAAAATGTTTATGATAAATGGAAGTTTGGTAATTTGTTTACAAGTTCAATCTCAAATTACAATATACCAGCAGCTTTTCATATTGATACAAAAAATATTAAAGGAACAGTTAATGTAATTATCTGCAAACAAAAAAACGCAAAAGGCGGTGACTTGCATATTCCAGACTATAACGCGACAATAGGACAAATTGATAATTCAATTTTGGTTTATCCTGCATGGAGGAATATGCACGGCGTAACTCCTATTATTCCATTACATGAAGGAGGGTATAGAAACAGTTTAGTTTTTTACCCCTTAAAAGCATTTGTAGGACTTAAATAAACAGAGTAAAAACAGAGTTATGGAAGGTAAAAACGGCGGCACATTAAAACCATTTGAAAAAGGCGAAAGCGGAAACCCTAACGGTAGACCTAAAGGGGCAAAGAATAGAAGCACAATAGCAAAGTATTGGTTAGAAGTTAATCAAAACCTAAAGAACCCTTTAACTGGCGAAAATGAAACGATGTCACAGGAAGACTTAATGACTTTGGCTTTAATTAAAAAAGCACGTGAAGGAGATGTAGCAGCATACAAGGCTTTGATGGATTCAGGTTACGGTGCGCCTATTCAGCAAGTAGAACAAACAATAATCGAACAACCATTATTCCCAGATGTTCAAGAGAACGACAGCAACGAATAAGGTTTTAGCGTTAAAAAAACGAACTAAAATAATTCAGGGCGGCACGGCAGCTTCGAAAACGTACTCCATTTTAGCCATATTAATAAACAAAGCTATACAGATTCCTAACTTAGAAATAAGTATCGTTGCTGAATCAATACCACATTTAAGAAGAGGTGCGTTAAAAGATTTTCTTAAAATCCTAAAGTGGACTAATAGATACAACGAGAATCAATTTAATAAATCACTACTCACGTATCAATTTAAAAACGGAAGTAGCTTTGAATTCTTTAGTGCGGATGATTCATCTAAACTACGTGGAGCAAGAAGAGACATACTATACATAAACGAGTGCAATAACGTAACCTTTGAATCTTACAACGAATTAGCTATCCGTACAAAAAAAGCTGTTTATTTAGACTTTAATCCAGCCAATGAGTTTTGGGTACATACGGAACTAAAAGACGAACCTGATGCAGATTTTATCATTCTTACATACAAGGACAATGAAGCATTAGATAAATCAATCGTAGAGCAAATAGAACGCAACAGAGCCAAAGCAGAAACATCAGCTTATTGGCGCAATTGGTGGTTAGTATATGGTGAAGGCCAAGTAGGAAGTTTAGAAGGTGTTGTATTCACTAATTGGAAACAGATAGACATCATTCCGGATAACGCTCGACTGATAGGCATAGGATTAGACTTTGGCTACACGAATGATCCTACTGCTATAATCGAGATTTACAACTATAACGGACAACGTTTAGTAAATGAGTTAGCTTTTCAAACTGGGATGCTGAATAGCGACATAGCGAGATTACTTCCTAAAAACGTTCCTGTTTATGCTGATAGTGCAGAACCGAAAAGTATTGAGGAGATACGCAGACACGGAATACAAATAAAAGGAGTAACGAAAGGTAAGGATTCAATAAACTACGGAATAGATGTTATGCAACGTCAGGAGTATTTGGTAACTGCCAAAAGCACGAACCTAATAAAAGAACTACGTAGCTACACTTGGGATAAAGACAAGCAAGGAACGACATTAAACAAACCTATTGACCATTATAATCACGGAATAGATGCGCTACGATACCATGAAATGGAAACACTAGGATTAAATACAAGCTATGGACAATATGCCATCCGTTGAGGAAATGATAGCCGTAGTTCAAGCGTACATCAAAGAAAAGAAAGGAGTGAACGTGCGAATAGTTTTTGACGATATGTTCAATGTAAGGAAACATACGATCATGCTGAACGAAGCATACAACCACATCCTCTCTTTAAACAACAATACCACACATTAAAAGTTAACATGTTATGAAGTTAGAATTAGTAGTTCCAACAAGTTTAGACGAAATTCCGCTGAAGCATTACCAAGAATTCTTGAAAATATACAATGCAAACACGGAAGACAATGAATTCCTATCTGAAAAGATGGTGCAGTTATTCTGTGGCATTGAATTAAAAGACGTACTACGAATTAAAGCTACTGATCTTACGGATATGGTAGAACACTTCAACCACTTATTCAACAACAAGCCAAAGTTTAAACACAGATTTAAGTTAGGTACAATGGAGTTCGGATTCATTCCTAATTTGGAGCAAATGAGTTGGGGTGAGTACATAGATGCAGAAAAGTACATAAGCAGCTGGGAAACGATGCACAAAGCTATGGCTGTATTGTATAGACCTATCACAAAGACCAAAGGAGATAAATACGAGATTTGCGAGTACATGGGTAGTGATGAATTCAGCGAAGCCATGAAGTTAGCTCCTGTAAGTATTGCTATAGGTGCTTCAGTTTTTTTTTGGACTTTAGGAAACGACTTACTGATAGCTTTAGCGGATTATTTGGAGAAGGAGACGAAGAAGATGATGGAAACGAATGGAGCGAAACACGGCAATTTGGAAAACAATGGGGTTGGTATCAGTCAATCTATGCACTTGCTCAGGGAGACATTAGACGATTTGATGCAGTTACAAGAGAACCGGTCAGAAAATGTCTTACCTTACTAACATTTGAAAAGCAGAAAACGCAGATAGAGATTAATCAAATTAAAAAACAGCAACAAAAATGATAGGTTACTATTCACTACTTGAAAGCATAAGAGCGGAACTGGATGCAAGTCCATTCGTAAACACGATCACGGAAGGATCAATCTTTGAAGTAGACCTAAACAAACAAACTATATTTCCTTTATGCCACCTAATGGTGAATAATGCCAGCATTGAAGAGCAAGTAGTACGCTATAACATCAGCGTAATAGCAATGGACATAGTTGACGTAAGTAAGGATGCAACTACAGACTTATTTAGAGGTAACGACAACGAGCAAGATGTGTTAAATACGACTTTTGCTGTATTGCAAAGATTAGCATCGAGCATGCTTAACGGAACTTTATCAGACACGAACTACAGAATAGAAACTGCACCTACTTGCGAACCATTTACAGAGCGATTTGAGAATCTATTAGCTGGATGGACAATGACATTCGACATAGTAGTACCTAACGAGATGAGTATCTGCTAATGCAAAAAGACGAAATACAAAAGGTATTAGATCGTTTTAGAGACCAAGTAATACGACAAGCGAGGTCTAACCTTACTCGTATGGGTAAAAACTCGTCTAAAAAGCTGTATAACTCAATTACAGGAGACGTAAAAGCTATGCCTAACTCCATAAGCATGGAATTTAGCATGGAAGAGTACGGATTCTATCAGGATAAAGGGGTAAGTGGTGTAAAGAAAAAGTACGATACTCCTTTTAGCTACAAATCAAAAATGCCACCTTCCAATAAATTGGATAAATGGATAGTAAGAAAAGGATTAGCACCAAGAAATGAGAAAGGGCAGTTTGCTACTCGTAAAGGATTGTCCTATGTAATATCGAGAAGCATTTTCATTAACGGAATTAAACCGAGTTTATTTTTCACAAAGCCATTTGAAGCAGCATACAAAAAGCTGCCTGATGAGTTAATAGATAAGTTCGGTATTGAAGCTGCAAAGCTATTCATGGACACAATAACACAACCAAAAAAATAAATAATGGCTGAAAATAGAATTTTTGCACGTTCTCCTTTTATTGTTAGAATAGCAGAAACAGGACAGATAGAAACAAAAGTAGAGTTATACATTTGGAACGGAACAGGATCGGCTCCAGCATCACCTACTTATACATTAAGTAAGCTGATTCCATCTGCAACGCACATTGAAACGCTGTATAATATTTCGCCTTATTTAAAAGAATATATTTCTCACGCTT